TATCTAAATGGATTGAAATTATGACAAAAGAAGAGCAAGTAAGGTTCGATTATATGAACAAAGATCCTAAGATTAACGATTTATTGAAAAAAAAAGTTAAGTATATGTTCTCATACCCTCCGTGTGTAAGGCTTACGGACGAGAATGAAGACGAGATACTTGCGGCAATTAATCAAGCTATAAGCAACAGAATAAATTTTTTACTTAACGAAACAAAATAATCCGATTTTAGTTTGTAGTTTCGGAAATAAGTGTTATATTTACACAACAATTAAAACGAACAGATATGGACGCACAGGCGCACAAACCTAATGGAACTAAAGAAGATAAATCTATGGGTATACTGCACAATGTAAATGGTTATCATGTGAGTAATGAAGGATCTGAAGATAAGCCGAATTTCCACGTATGGGTTCCAGGGATCACTCATTCTAGATGCGATAGTGCTTATAATGACATAACCCTTGCCGTTTGCAGGTGCAACTATCTGGCTAGGAATAATATTACATTAAAATGAAACTTCTAATACCCGTACTTCTACTACTACTATCCTGCTCGGCCCCCGAGTCGCTTATGAAGCCAGACAGGAGAGATTTATTGATAGTTAGCAATAATTACCCTTATCTAGATATAATGAAAGGGAAAAGGAACGGGAAAGTAAAAGTAAAAACAATATACTACCCGTGCGACAGCTGCCGCCCTAGTAGTTTTTTAATTTTTGAAGGATATAAATGATATGACTGTAATAACAAAAACAATGGACATAAACAAAAACAAAAACAAACAGCCGGATCTATATGTAGTTACACGGCTTTGCAAAAATTGTGAATATAGTAACGATGTTAGGTACGGGTTCTCTATGTGTAAAAACTGCTTGGTTCTTTCTAACTTCAAAAAGAAAACATAAAAATAAAATGAACAGAGAAATAAAATTTAGAGGCTGGCTTCAAGGTATAAACGGAACGGAAATGTGGGTTTATGGCTACTTAGTAAAACAAACAAATGGCAATTGGGAAATAACCAATGGGGAAACTTCTTGGACTGTCGATAATGTAGGTCAATTTACTGGTAGTTTTGATAAAAATGGCAAAGAGATTTATGAAGGCGACCAATTACATATTTGTGCTGGTTATTCTTCTTCTGTGGAATTTCAAGATTCAATGTTTGTTTCAGTTTATAAACATCCAGAAGACGGGGAAACAATACCTTTATTAGATGCAATTGGGAAAGATACTATTATTATCGGGGATGTTTTTTAAGGTTGCCGATAACGTTGGTATATGAGTAGTAGGGGATATTCAAAAACAAAAATTAAAAATGAAAGGTGAGAGTTCTTTAAATCCGCGCTTAATTGTAGCAAGCCTTTCTGCCCCTATTGCTTATATTATGTATATATTTATGAAAATTATGGAACAATATTACGTGTTACCGCCAGTATTTATTTAATAATCAAATTTTTAAACAATGGAAATAGAAATCAACGGTGTAAAATACCAACAAAAAGAACAGCCAAAAAGAAAACCAATGAGTAAAACAATGGCCGCAATATTAATGATGGCCTCTGCTTTCGATTCACTTGACCCTTTCGCTAAAAAGCCAAAAGAAACTCCAAAAATTGATATTGTAAAAGAATATGGACTTATTCAGCAGAAAATATCAAATCTTTCAAGAAGTCGGCGTGATTGGGTCGTTTGGCAATTTGAGAAAAACTTTGAGCGTGTGCCGTCTTAATATCTGTATACAAAACTTAATAAATTAACCTAACGATGGAACAATATTACAACGGAACCTTAAGAATAAAGAACCAGAAAACACTACAGAAGTGGATTGATAAGGGTTGGTATAAAGAACAGATGGATTCAGGATGGATATTCGCAGCTGGTTGTGGTAGATTTAGATCAGAAAAATGCGAATGTGCAAAATGTAGAAAAGTTAATAACGGGCAGGCGTTGAAGGATGTTCTTGCTAGAAATGGTTTTTAAAAAAAATAACTGAGCGATGGATAAAAAAATATTAATGCAGAAAGCCTATAATTGGATAGCTGAACAAGATGAGAATGGAGCAATAATAAGCGATGGTGATATTGATATTGCAAGTGAATTTATTGCAGAATTTATACAAAACCTAATTGATAGCGGTGTGTTGGCAGAGCCTTCGAACGAGAATAGCGGTTTAAATATACCCGTTGTCATAGCCCGTTTTTTAAAGGAACAAGCCACCGAATATAAAACCGAACAACAAAACATAGTAGTTGGATTAATACAAGACGACCTTTATGTATGGGATTTTGACGGTGGCAGAGCAATGCAGAACCAATGGCAAACTAAAAAGGTAATTAATGATCCTTTAAATTTGCTATAACGTTGATAATATGAAAAGTTGGGGAATTTGGCGAACGGCTTTGATTAGAGGTTGCAAACTCGAACCATTAACACTCCCGATTAGTGGCACAACAGCCCCAATTTTTTATATACGGTGTTATATGCTGGGCGGTAAAATTAGTAGAAACTTAATAGAATTATGGAAGCTATACAATTAAACGAAAACCTTTTGCCTGATGATTACCCAATATACGGTGATTACTTGTACGTGTGCGATGGCAAAGTAATAAGATGTGACTTAATGAGCGGAACTATTGCCGACTTGAAAAGAGACCTTAGAAACCACTACAAACTTGAAGCGAAGGAAATAACAAGTTGTGATATAACTGGAAGGCAAAAGATATTGAAAGCACAAGGCAACTAACATCTGTATACATAACTTAATAAAAATAACAATGGAATTAAATGCTCTGCTCTAATAATTATTTTTTTAGGGAGGGTATTTTTTTACCTTTATATTAGGATATTAAATATATTACCCTTATATTTGGATATAATTTAATAACAAGGATATGAAATACAAAAGACCACAAGAACCAAAACAATGGAATGATGCCAATTATACACTTTATAAAAAGTTTGAATTTACAAACAGCGTAGAGTATGAATGGTTAATGGATTTGGTTAAAGAAAACATACCTGATAGAGGTAATGATTCTTACACTAGAGCTAAATTATTGGGCGTATTAAGAAGCCAATGGATTTTAGCGTGCATAAAAGACACATTGAGACACAAGCACCCCAAAACATATAAGATAAGATTCACTGTAAAGCTAATTGCAAGATGGTATAATCGGACTTTTAATACTAAGCAATACAAAGGGCAAGTATATTTGTGTAACATAGCTAGTAAAGTAGCTGATAAAATGGTTAAAAATGATTAATTGGTTAAGAAAAAATAAAGACTCGTTGAGCCTAAGAGGTATTGAGCGACAGTTAAATATGCCTGACACTACCTTAGTAAAAGCTGTGAATGGAAGCCAAAAACTTGCTAAACATTGGGAAGAGCCACTAAACCAATTCCTAAACAATTTGAAAAATTGTAAGAGCGAGGGCAAAAAATAAATACGGCAAGTTTGCACTACGCTTAATTAAATGAACTGATGCTAGTTTAGTATGAAGCAGTTTATTAACCAGTAATAATTCCAGATTTCCGGCCGCCTCTCTGGTATTGAGAAAATTCTTTTGCAAAATATTGACAAAAGAAATAATCGTCTGTATCGGTGAGGTGGCCATATTTTTCGTAAGAAACCTTAGTTACGGAATCTTTAGCCTTCTCCTTTAACTTGGTCCCGTCGCTATGTTCTTTAACATACAGATAATCTGTTATTGTATTTTTACACACGTCGGAAATAGTGTACATATTTTTCTTAAGGATAACCTCATTAATGAAGTTCCCCCTCATTGCAACTGGAGGGTTTTTGCTGGGTAATCTTAGAGATGGATCGTAATCATTCAACGCACTAAGCGCGATTGTATAGAAGTTCTGTCCGTGCTCCAATTTTGTATCTGCTTTAAGCGATGTACGATCGCCGTAAATCATAAGCCCTGACTTATTCACAGGATACTTGATCCTAAACTCTTTAAGCGTGTAGGCTAATGTGTTTTTCGGATTCCTCAAGCAAATCTCGTCTATCTTCCAGGCTTTATCGCCTTGCGCTTGATATACCGATAGCGATACGTAAGGGTTGACGTTTTCATCGAATGATATGTGTAAAGGAAGGTCAGGGTTGTAATCTATTTTCGGTACTACATGTATAGACGGGTCAAAAGCCTTGTAGAACTCGCCTCCCTTTGTCAGTCTGCCCCAATCTCCTAATGCGTATATTTTATAAAAATTATAATCCGTGGCTTTGTCGCTTTCAAAATCGGCTATTGTCTGAAGGTCATAAAAACCAAATGTGCCGCAAGGTGAGCCGACAACCCAAAAGTTATTTAAATATGTCGACTTCAATACAACCGTATTGGGGGGTATAATTTCACGCTCGCCTTTAGGGTTAATTATCTCAGCCGGTGAGTTCATCCATTTGTCCGTAATCTGAGTAAACTCAGGCTCTACTATTCCGTTGTTTAATGTGGTGGGGCGTGGGTTATGCTCCATGTTATCGAATACATCAACCTTGATCCAGTGTGTTTCGTCTATGGGGTTAAGGTCGCCAATAAATTGCTGCCCCGCCTGCCCTCTTAATCTCTTACGTATCTGTTTAAAATCTGGGTGATCAAAGGCTGATACTTCATTGCAATAAACACGCTTATATTGAGATATACCCTTTATTTTCTCCGGATCATCCATTCCGGCGAAGTCTATAACTGCACCGCTGCAACAACGTATCTGTTTAGGTGATTTTAATATTTTGAATTCGTCCCTAGCGTCCCAGTTATCAATAACGGTGCAGAAATCTTTGTACACTGTCTTCTCGATCGATGCATCAGTTTTCCTGAACACTAATGTATCCGTACCGTTTTCGAGTGCGTCGTACAATATAGCCTGAACCGTCTCGTAAGTTTTGCCGGAAGACGACCCGCCAACAAGCCAGATAAATCGTATCTGCTCGTCAGTCATCGCCTCCCTTAAGTGCCAAAAATTAGGGTTGAATAGTTCGGGGTTGAATTCTATATCGGGATCACTCCTCCTTTTTTCCAAAGCCGATTTTTTTCTTAGTCAATTTAACCTTGTGATCCTGCTTGTCTATCAAGCCTAAATCGCGGGCTATGATGTTAGCGTTAAAGTGGCCAGTGGACGCATAATTAAACTTTTGAGTGAAGAAAATAGCCTCTACACGTGTAATGACTTCCAGAAATGCGGGTCTAGCTTTGTAGTCATACCACACCGATTTACTTATGTTTAAAAATACCCAAAGCCCTGTAAGTGTCAGTGGTACAGGGTGGTGCTTTGTCTTCTCGTCCCCATCCTTTCCGTGCCACGATTGTTCGTCTAAAGTCAATTTAGATGTTTGGACAATATACTCGTTGCATTCAGCTTCAAGAATTTCGGGAGTTTCGAAAATCTTATCCCTACCAAACTTACTCTTAAGTTTCCAAAATTCGTTACCATTTGTAAAAGCCATCTCTTTACTCCTCCTCTATATTTAGTTTAGGTAAATCCATTCTTGACCTAGATCTGGTTACAATACTTGGTCGCCCCTCTATTTCGCCGTAAGAATAAAAGCACTTTTTTAAAATATCGAGAGCAGACTTTTCGTTATCAATAGTTATTTTAATAGCCATTATCAATTACATTTACAGGCACTTGAATAATATCGAGCACCGTTTGAATATCCTCATTATTTGTAAAAATCCGGGCTGTACCGATGGGGCCAAACAAAGCTATCTTATACCCTTTTTTATCAAGAATTGTCCCGTTATGGTACAGGTCATTATCTAGTTTAGATTGCAGTACTTTTTCCATATTTACAAAGATACGAAAAAAAATTGTACCGAGGAAACAAAAAAAAGCCGCCCCAGGGGAGCAGCTTTGGACACATTTTTTTGGATGTGGTACATTCTAATTCGCACTTCGAATCGTAAAGATAGTTAAAATTATCGAATAGTTCTACTTACCATGAAAAATCCGACTACTATCAATATTATAGACGCTTCATATTTAACAACGAATACGCCAATACTGACCGTATCAATATCTAAGGCGTAGCGTGCAGAAACTAGGCTTGCGGCTCCAATTGATACAAGTAATAACCCTGTCAAATAAATTCTTGTTTTCTTTTTCATTTTATATGTTTTTTAAAATTACTTCCCCGGTAAATACTTCGAAGTTTTCCTCCGCCCAATCATCAGCCACGAATCCAAACAGACAACCGCCCTTTATCACCATACCCTCATTCTTCGCCGTAAACCTAACAATCCAGCCGTTTGAGATACATCTTTTAAGTATTGGATACTCTTCTTCACTTACTTTTTCCTTTACCTTCACTGTTGCTTTCATATTTTATTTAAACGTCAACATTAACAACTCGCACGATAGCTTCATTCAAACAAATTGCTTCTTCTTGTGCTATTTTAATTGCTTGCATACAATAATTCCTTATAACTATATTTTTATCATCATCTATATCATTCGCAATTTTTGCATACCAAACTATTTTGTCGATCTCTTCAGCAGTGTATGGGCTTATTACGCTTAATTCCTCCGCTAAAGTACTCGGGAAATCCACATAATCTCGCTCTAATATACTTAGTATTCTTTTCTGTAAATTATAATATAGTCTTTTCATGTCCG